TGCGATTTGGAACGCAAAGTTCTACGATTTTTAGAACGTAACCCAGAAGCGATAAAGATGGTGCATCCATATCCTAAAGACTATGTTCTTTCCGGCATGGACGGTGTAACATCCGTAGATCGCGTTGAACTCAATTCTTCAATGGGATTTCCCATCAATAAGAAGAAGAAGTTGTTCTTAGGCCCTGTTGACCGAGAGGTCCCAGGTGTCACTGAACCAATTGATTTCGAAGATCCTCAGTACTGGGCTGAGGTTGAACGTATGGAACAAGTTTTACTTTCGGGAGAGCGTATTTACGCTATTCACCGTGGTAATTTGAAAGACGAGCCCACCAAATTCACGAAGGATAAAATCCGTGTTTTTGCAGGTTGTGAGTTCGCCTTCACTTGTCTCGTACGGAAATATTATTTGCCTATAGTACGTTTAATGCAAACTCATTGGAAAGATTTTGAGTGCGCAGTAGGCATTAATGCTCATGGTCCTCAATGGCAGGAACTTAAAAATGAGCTCACCAAAATGGGTGAAGATCGCATGATTGCTGGAGACTACAAGGCCTTTGATAAGGCCATGAGTACTTTGTTGACACGTTATGCTTTTCGAATCCTCATTCGCATTGCGATTGAAGCTGGTTATAAACCAGAATACATCAAGGTTATGGAAGGGATTGCCACTGAAATTAGTATTCCTCTCTACGAGTATGATGGCGTATTAGTTATGCTTTTCGGCTCGAATCCTTCCGGACACCCTTTGACCGTAATCATCAATAATTTGGGTAACAGTTTATACTTACGTTATACCTATTATACGATGCATGACGGTGAAGATGTTGTTGATTTCGATCAAGCCGTAGCTTTGGTTTGTTACGGTGATGATAATGCTGCGAGTGTATCTCCTAAGGAGGAGAAATTCACCCACACCAATGTTGCCAAGGTTCTCGCTGATATTGGAGTTACATACACAATGGCAGATAAAGAGGCTGAATCAGTTCCTTTGATCTCGCTTAGTGAAGTATCCTTTTTGAAGCGTGGATTTCGTTTCGACGAAAACTTGAATAGTTGGGTCGCCCCGTTAGAGGTTGATTCAATTTCCAAGTCCCTGCACAATTATATGTACAACAAATCTAGTGATGTTTTGAGTACTCAGATTGCGGCACAAGCTTTGTCTGCTGCCAACATGGAATTCTTCTATCATGGAAGAGAAGTGTTTGAGCAGCGTCGAGCTGAG